GCCGGCCACCAAACAGCCGAGACAGGAGAGAACGACGTTGCGTTTTGTCATGACAACACTCAGAGGGCGAGGTGGTGATTTACTGCCGGCATCTTCGCCGCGTCGGTCGGGGCCGGGGCCGGCTGCAACCAGCCGGCGTGATCGAGGTCGCGATACCGGAAGCCGTCGACCGAACCGATTACGAACGAATCGCCCTGGGCGAGGATCGCTTCCGCGTCCTGGCGGGAGATCCAGAACGAGCCATCCGGCTGGTCGGCTGGATGCTTTTGCCCCCCCAGATACGAGCCCCAGCTATTTAGAAGAAGGATCCCGTCGCGTGGATTCTTCATCGGGGTTGCGGACCCCGGTCCGTTGTTCGCCGCGTACTTCACAGAAATCGCGACTAAGCAGTGGTTCCAGGTTGAAGCCCTTTTGCAGAACCCATCTGCATCACGATCGCCGCTGGCGAATCCAATGTTGGAACACACGGGCACGCACATGCCCGACTCGAGGGCCGCCGTAAGTGACGCCCAATCCTCGCAGAGGGCCACGGCCCTCGCGGTGTGCTTGTTGGCTTCCTTCGCCAGCGACGGTGGTACGCCGTAGTTTCCGTAGTTACGGCAGCGGTCAATCGAATAGTCGGTGAGGTCGATGTCGCCGTACTTCTGCCGGTAGAGAATCCCGCCAACCCCCGGTTGCTTGCATCTGCCGGATACCCACCTTGCCGCCGCACCGCCGTAGCTGCCGTCGCTCCACCCAGCCGTCGACGGGGCCACGATCGGCGGCATCCGGCCGGAAGTCCTTGAGCCGCCGTAAATTCCTGACACGTCGACGAGCAACGGGCATTCAGCCAGCCCGCCGGTAACGTGATCCACGGCTTGAGTTACATAACTTCCCATCGACCAACCGTGGCCGACACACGTTCCAGCACTGCCCTGGTTAAGCGGCCCGAACGGCTTGCCGTACCGCTGCCGGTGGCAGCGGTCGGCGAACCGGTAGAGGTAGGCATCGTGCCCCTTCGCGCCGGCGATGACCTCGGCCCCGGCTTGGCGAAATAGCGGCTGGTCTAGTTCGCGGAGAAACTCCCGCGTGCCCTCGGCGTCGGGGACATATCCAAAGTTGGTTTCGACGCGGTCGGCCAGCTTGGAGACGTACCGCGAGACGACGGTCCCGAGTACCGCAGCGAAGATCACGAAAGCAACCGCAGACCACGACCAATCACTTCGCCGCATCGGTTGCCGCCCTCCCCAGGTCTCGATAAGCGACGACCCACGCCGTCCGCTGCTCGGCGGTCAGCGGCCCGCCGTCGGTGCCCACGGCCCCGTCGAGGTATTTGGCTATCGCATCGCGGGCGGACGGCTGCCTGTCACCGATCGAAATACCACGGCAGCGGAGGATCCTCGTCCGCTTCCGCAGCTCGTCGACCGCGACGCCGGTGGAGAGGTAGCCGTCCGGCTTGCCGGATGAAAACTCGATCTCGTCGGCCAGCTCCGAACAGAGGGCACCTATGAGCGATGCGTCCTCGCTGGCTGTTTCTCCGGAGAACAAGCCGGCCAGCGACAGCGGACCGGCGTCAGGAACCGGCGTCGGCCCAGGGCCGGGGGACGCCGGCGGCATGATCCCGTATGCGATAGCCGCGGCGACCAGCGCGATGCCGGCGTAGTGACGGGGCGTGAGTTTGGCGGCGGCGGCCTTCGCCTTCGCGGCGAATGGCTGAAGGTGCGGCCAGCCCCAGGCTGCCACCGCTGCGAGGATCAAGAGAGTAGGAATCATGCGAGCCTCACGAGTGGCAGGATTTGTTCGACCGCCCCGGACGCGAGGGCGAGCACGAGGAGCCGGACCGGGCCGCGGGCGAGGCCCCAGATCGGCCATAGAACCAGCGGCACGCAGCGGTCGGCGAGGGCGTCGAACAGCCGGCCAGCTCCGTCGAGCACCGCGGCCTTTTTCTCCTCGCCCGTCATGCTGGTGACAGCGTCGAGGGTCGCGACCGCTAAGTGGAGGAGAGCGACCAGCAGCTCACCGAACTCGGCCCAGGTGAGACCATCGCCAGCCGCCGATCGGGCCGCACTGATGAATGCGTCGATCTTCGTGAGCACGCCCCCCGGGGCGGCCTCGGCGACAGCGATCGGTGCGTCCGAGATCACGAGTATGTCCCCACGCCGACCGCCGTCACGTCGACGCCGTAGGTGCCGGTCACCGAAGTGGCGAACGCCAGCGTGCCGCCAGTAATGCCGCCCGCGTAGTCAGCGAAATGCAGTTGCCCGCCGACGCCAACACGCACGCCCGAGATCCCGGGGTGCGTCACGGTGAGGAAACCGCCTGTAGGCCCGGTGCTCACCTGGACGAACAGCTCGCGGACCGTGTTCACTCTGGTGGTTTGGACGGCCCCGAGGGCCGAACCCGTGATCCCAGTGATCGCTAGCGAAAACCCAGCCTGCGTGCCTGTGATGGCGGCACTCGCGGCCACGTTAGCCTGGCCCACGCCCGTGCCGTTGGAGATCGCACGCGACGTGCGATCCTCACTCGCGGCTGAGTAGTCGGTGGCCGACTGTGAATCCGAGAGAGACCAGGCGAGGCGGGTCGTGCCGGCGACCGTAAGCGAGGTAGCCATTAAGTTATTTTCCCTTCTTCGTGGAGCTTGGTTGCTTCGGCAAGCGTCATGCCGGAGCGGATCGCGAGGTACTCGAGGAATGTCAGCGGTCGTCGGCCCGGGGGCGTGCTCGTGATCGAGCCGATGCCGGCCCGGCGAGTCGGTTGGTAGTGAACATGGCTGCCGCCCTCCTCCGGTGCCGAGAGCGGTTCACGCCCTCGGCCGGTAGTGCGAAACAGCCATTCATGCGTCTGTGCCACGTCGGTCCTCTACTGCCATTGTACGCTTGTTCACTAGTCGGTCCGGTCCATGACTTCGTACAGACACGCGGCATAACCGGCGATGTCCACGGGGCCGTCGACAGTGGCCCCCGGCCCCCGGAACCTGGCGATCTTGTCGAGGATCATGATCGTGGCCCAATCGGCCTCGGTCAGCGGTCGCTTCAGCACGTCGGCGAAGGCCGCGTTGACCATGCCGATCGTCCTGGCGAAGTGATGTTTCGGTCCGCCGTACTTAGGCCGGCGGTCGCGGATGACCTCGGCGGTTTTCTCGCAGAGCTGCTCGGCCGGGGTGGCCTCGGTGGTCGCCGGCAGATCGCCCTCGGCACCGTAGACCGCCCGCCCGACGGGTCCGTCCTGCTTGTACTTTGCCCACGCTGCTTCAAGCATCGCCCCGCCAGCCTCTTTCTCTCGATTCGCTTCCAGCATCTGTTCCCTCTCTTTTACAAGCCTCATACAATGGGCCCCTAACGTGCCCGCAGTTCCAGTCCATGATCCCTGGTGCCGCCGTGCGTCTTGCACGACCTGGGCGATGTATTCGTCGGAGAGCGGTTCGCTCATGCCGGCACCTCCATCCGGGGGCCGGCGACGTGCATCGCAACAAGCCCGCCGGCCTCGTCGTAGATGAACAACTCCATCGCCCGACGCTGACCCAGCCAGCCGTTGACAGCGTGGTAATCGTCTGCCGGCCCGAGGCTGGGCGCGACTCTGACCAGCACCCCATCAAGGGTTTCGATCGGCCGCGACCACTCGGCGGATTGATGGTGGAGGTGGCCGGTGTGGATCTCTCGGTAGGGGCAGCGTGCCCACGCCTGCGCCGCCTCAATCGCCATGAGCTGCGGGAGTTTGCGCTTTGCCTTATGACCGTGAACGAACCCGAGAAGGGTGAGGCCGGATTCGAGATACTTTCGCGGCGTAAACTTTTGGTCGATGCGGACTCGGCCGCGGCCTTGATAGCGTTCAACGAGAAGCCGATGGAAAGCCCACGTCAGCGTCTCGTCGTGGTTTCCGTTGACGACGACAACGTCTGCCGGCCCTACACCAGCCGCATCGTCGATCACGCCGATGAGCGAGTCGGTGCCGACCTCGATCATCTTCTGCAGCCGGCCGTCCCGCTCGAGCGGCGTGCCGCTGGTGGTGGTCCCAGCCGGCGAATCGTAGTGGAAGAGATCTCCAAGCATCGCGACCGTCATGCGGCCGGGCGTGTAGCCGTTTGCGATAGCCAGCAGTTCGCCAGCGGATTCGTCAACCAGCCTCGCGGCGATGTCCAGGTCGTAGTCGGCCTCGCCGGTGGTCTTCTCCCAGCAGTATTTTCCGAAATGAGTGTCGGCCACGACGAGCAGGGCCCAAGTCCCTTTGCGGGAAGGCTTGTTCGCAGTTCGCGAACCGTGGACACGCACGCCCTTCGATGCTGACGCGATCATCGCCTCAACGCACTCGCGGACGCCGGGGCCGGGCTTAGGCTTCAGCCGCACGAACACCCGGAACAGCTCGGTGACCTCCGGCCGCCCGGTCTCGCGGTTGACGCTCATTCCCTCCCATTTGGTCGCTTCACTCTGGGCCACCTGGTACAGCTCAAGGTCAGCCTCGATATGCCGCAGCAAATCGTCGACCGTGCGAATCGTCCGCGAGACGCTCCGGGCCTCGACGTTGTCGCCCTCGGTACGTTTGGTCACATGCTCGGCCTCGGCCGCCGGCGACGGCTGGGGGAGGCTAGCGACCACGTCGGCGATTAGCGGCCGTCGAGCCATCTGGTCACCGTAGAGGAGTGTGCGCTAATGCCGCGGTCAGAGAGAGTTTTTGCGATGGCTTTTGCCAAACCAGTTTTCGTTGCACTGATTCGGCCAGCGTGAAACTCGGACCGGATCTCCTCGAGTTCCTTCAGAATCTCCGGTGGCAGCACGTCGGCAAAACTCTGCCGCGTTCGCCGCGGAAGATTCTTCAGCACGTCATCCAGCAAACCCGGCTTCGCCATGCCGTCTCCGTATACCAGCCAGTTTGCGGATAGGTGTACGGGTGTCAACCGCTGTTTTTTTCGGCTTCAACCGGCCCCCACTTGCCCACTGGGCACGACTGATCCGCCCAGTGCAGCTTGGATATGTAGGCCCGTTCGCGGCTGATGCCGCAGCCGCATTTAGTGCAGACGTTGGCAGCGAAATACTCGCACGCCGTGCAGATGGCGTGCCGATCGGCCACTTGCTCGTCGGTGCAGCGGGGAGCACCGGCGGCGACGTGCGACACCGCGGCCTTAGCGAAGTTGCCCATCCGCTCAAGCAGCGGTGGGGGCTTGCTACTAGCACGCGATGCGCGGCGGGCATTGACCTCAGCCGCCGCAAGGAGCCTCGAGTTCAAATCGGATTCGCGGTGCTGGATCGCCGCAGCCGCCAGAGGATAATAACGGGTATCCACCTATTCTCTCCATGATTGGTTCGCCGATCGGGACGGGGTCGCCTGCCGAGATATTCCCGCAGTCCTCCGGGGCTCCATACGTGTCAATCGTGCCGGCCCATTTGTCCCACGTAAATCCGCCGCAGTATTTAAACGTCTCATGCACGACGTACCACGCGGTCACCGGCGGGCTGACGTTGTTGTCCGATTCGCAGTACAGGTCCAAATACTGCTGCTCCAGCGTTTGCGTATTGGGGTTGTCGGTGCGGTAGAAAAAAAACTTGTACGGGTTGACGATCGTCCCAATGCCGCCCTGATGCTCGTAATACAGCAGATCGTTAGTCACCGGGTCGGTGACCGACATCAACTCAGGCGTGCCTAAAACAAACTCTGGAGTTGCCCCTCCCCAGAACACCCTGACGTTACCCTCGCCGATCGGAACGTCGCAATCAGCGGGTACGGTCTTGCACGACGGCCGCGAGGTAATGCGGAAGGTGGTAGTGAATGCGTCAGAGATTTCGTTTACAAATGCAATAGTCGAAGATGCGTCGTATCCTGGGTTCGCAAACGATATAAAGTCTTCTGGATCAAGCGACTGCGTCGATCCATTAACGGAAACAGACGACCTTGAAAGCTCAAGCGTGAGCGGTGTGTTTATGTATTTGAAACCGTTTGGCGGCATTGAAATGCCGGCCGGAGGGCCACACGATCGCTTGTCGTTGTACTGGCAGAATGTGGATGGATAGACCATCCCTCCTGCTTGCGCGAACGCGAGCGAGTGTGTCAGGTAGTAATCCCCTCCGATCGGAACTAGTCGTCGCTCGGCAACAACTCGCCAGTAGACGCTTACCGCCGGCGTGCCCGTGAAACCCCCCGATCCCCCGTAGCACCCAAGGATAATAACTGCTCGACCACTTACCTCGACGTAATCGTATTCGTTATCCGGATTACAGAATACTCCATAAAACAAAACCGCTGTCACTCCAGAGTTGTCAGTTTGTGATCTGTAATATGGAGGCGCGTACGGATTTTCGCATATTGACCATCCCGGCAAATACGTTACGCCAGGGAACAGCCATTCATTTAAACTGACAAACGGGAACCCACCAGAACTGAGGCAATCCACCGGAGAGCTTTTGACAGCGACTGCCGGCGGCGACGTGACCTCAAAAAAGTAGGAACACAAGTCAGGGCAATAGCACGCCGGCGGCGGCGGATTCTCGCAGCAGCACGATTGGCTGCCGGCCACCTGGCCGCCAATCAGCAACGGCTGCCCACCCTTGAACCGGATTTCCACGCTCAGGTGATCTCCAGCGACGAGACCACAACCTCAAGCCGATCAACCGCCGAGGCCGCAGCGGACACGCTATCCCCCTGCCGCACCGCCAGCGGGGCGGTCAGCACCTCGTAGCGGGTTCCGGTCGCCACGTTGACGTTGGCCGCTAGGGCGTAGCCGGTGGCCCCCTGGTGCAGCCGCACCGTCACTGCGGCGGCGTTGGTCAGATCGATATTGGCAACGCTGATCGACCGGATCAGCGTCACCCCGGTGGTCCCGGTGGTTCCGGTCACGCCTGTGGCGACATAGGTGGTGCCGGTAGTGGAAAGCCGGTAGCCCCGGCTGGCGAATGCTTCTGGCATTGGAACCTCAGAGGAAGTAGCTGGAGGCGTAGGACGGGTTGCCGGAGCACTCGGTCACGGTGAACCACTTCAGATCCGCGCCGCATCCGCTCGCACCCGTGACGGCCTTGCCGTGGCCGAGGAGCTGGTCGGCCCCGGTGGAGTGTCCGGCGATGGACTCCGACATACGCTCGGTGCCAAACATCAACAGCGCCCACGGGGTGCCCGGGCCGGTGGTGCCGGTGGGGATCGGGCCAGTGGCCCCAACCCACACGATCCGGAACGGTCCAGAGTCGGCCGATTCCATGTAGCCGATCTGATTTGTCTTTGGCTTGGCGTATTGGTGCCCGGTGCATCGCATCTGCACCCGCGCCTGCACCACGCCGTTGATCGCCCCCTGCCCGATGCCGCCAGCGGGGATCGGCTCGACGGCGACGACATACGACTGCGTGTATGCGGACCCGAGGCCCGGCACCACGCCCACCACGCCGGGCCACGACTGGAACGAGTCCACGTCGGGGCCGGTGACTCCGGTCGGTGTCTCGAGCAACGAATCGATTTGCAGCACGCCCCACCGCTCCAGAGTGCCGGTGGTGAAGTTTTTCATCCTCACAGTGAAGTTGGTGCGGGGGAAATCGGCAGTCTCGCCGACCGCTCGCGGGTGAAACTTCACCTCCTCGACGAGCTTGTTCCAGGTCGACGCGGCAATCTTCACGGGCTGGCCGGGCCGGACGTGCCGGAGGGGGTTCATGCCAGCCCCTTTGCGTCGTCATTCATGGGCTGCGTGAACGTACTGCCGCCCACCAAATAGAACCGCGGCCAGAACGTCCCGATCTCAAGGTCGTCGAAATCCTTCCGGCGATGGACCTGGTCGACGTAGACGTACTTCGCACGCTTGACCGGAGAACCACCAGTGCTGGCGTCGCCGTACTGGACCCACATAAAATCTTGGCCGTCCTTCTTGGCGACGGTCACGTTCCCGATCTTAAAGTTTTTGCGGTTCGCAGTCGCCGTGAACGAATAGGAAACCGGAACCATTGTCGATGATCGGTTGGTGTCGAACTTCGCCCCGAGGAACAGCACCTCACCGGCGAAGAACGAACGAAAGGGTTTATCGTTCACCGCCCCACCCATGTCGTGCAGCTTGATGCCGTATGGCGTGTTCAACCCCGGATCACCTGCCGCCGTCTTGCTGGTCGCACCGGGCTCGCTGCCGTTGACGAGATACCACGCTGGCACAAGCCACGTCTCGGTCCACGAAAACGACGGGACCGCCACGTCGATGCCGCCGACCCTGCCGCCGGACACGTTGATGGCACCCTCGGAGTCCGGGGCGGTCTCGCCCACGGCCGCATAGCCCGTGCAGATTGGCTCTTCCCCGTCGTCGTCCACCCACGCCGTCGTGATGTGCTCAGTCTTCGTGGACGTGTCTACGGACAGCCCGGCCGGGATCATTTTTACGCCGCCCGGGCCTTCAATCCCGAACTCGTCCGGGTAAGCCTGGATGCCGGCATTGCCGTAGGTGGCCTCGATCTCATACCACCCGTTGCCGACCGGCCGCGGCACCAAGCTGGTGCGGACGTGGCCGTCGTAGTAGAGGGGGGCGAGCGATGCCGCCTTCTCTTCGGCCTTCGCGTAGTTCTCGATTGAGTGGACGAGCCACCGCATCGAGACATCACGGGACATCAGCCCATCGGTGCTGGTCGAGACCTGGCCCGAACCTGAGTCGATCCGTTCGATTGTGTCTGGGGGCAGTGTGGGCATAGAAATACTTTCAGATGAATGCGACGCCGGCCCCATAGCCCTCGGCCATCTTGCGGAGCAAGCTGTTTGACTCCTCGGAAGCCATGGCCGTTCGCTCGGCAGCGGAGATCAGATCGCGGTCGCTGGTGGCCGCGACACCAGCGGCAGCCACCGGGCCGCCCGAGGCGATCCCAGCCCGCAGGCCCGCGGCGTTGGGGACGACCCGTCCTGATGCCACCAGCTCCGCGACGCCGTCGGCGGTTCGGGCCGTGTTGGCAGCCGTCTCTTCGGCTACCGAGAGGGCCGGGCCGATGGCGAGCCGGGAGGCGACGCCACCAAAGAATGTGCCGAGGCTTTCGCCGGTGCCGAGAGTTGGCCTGGCGGCCATCATCGGGCCGCCGCCCAGCGGCCTGCGGTTTGCGTCCCTGGTGATTCCGGACCGATTCGCCATCTCGGTGGCTTCGGCCGCGGCTTGCGTTGAAGATGCCGCCCACCACGCCAAGCCTCCCACGGCGGCAAGGGCACCGGCAATCCACCCGACGCCTGGAATGGCGAACAGGGCAACGCGAAGACCGGCGAGGGCGGTAGACAGCCCGCCGATCGCAACCGTAAACGCCCGCGTCATCGTCGTTGCTGTCACCCCGGCCGTAATGTATCCAGCCAGGGCGAAGTTGGTTGCCTGGAGCAACGCGCCAAGCCCGAGGGCGGCGACACCGACAGCAAACATTCCGCCGGCCAGCCCAGCCATAACTACGGTCAGGCCCGGGACGGTGGACATAAGCCTCGAGTATGTGTCGATGATAAAGATTGCGGCGTCCGCGGCCATCCGGACCGCCCCCGTGAATCCGCTATCGGCAAAGGCGATCGCCAGCCGCTCAACCACCGCCATCAGCGAGTTGCCGACGCCGGTGAGCTGCGACATCGCGATGTCAAACTTGTCGGCCACGGTGCGGGATGTTTCCATCGCGTCCGCAACGCGGGCGAACCCCTTCTCTCCCTGCTCGCCGAACGCATGGATCACGCGGATGCCACGCACGTCGAACACGTTGACGAGAGCCTCATTAGTGAGCATCGCGTCGCGGGCCGACCGGTCCATGTTCTTCATCGACTTGGCAAAGATCTCTGCGATCTGGGCGATCGGAAGGAGCTTGCCCTGCTGATCCACCAGAGACTCCATCGAAATACCCAGCGTCGCAAGCGCCTCCCTTGCATCCTTCGTGGGAGCAAGCAGCTTCACGAGCAACGTCTTGATTCCCGTCCCAGCTTCTTCCCCTTTGATTCCGTAGCGGGCGAGAATCGCCAGCCCTTGCGACAGTCCGAACAGTGATTGGTTCGTGCCCCGCGCAACGCTCGCCACCAGGGCGAAACTCTCAATCATTGAAGCGATCGACGTTTCGCTTGAGTCGGCGGCCGCCGATAGCGTGTCGGCGGCCTCGGAGGCCGACGTGCCGAAAACATTCATTGCGACTTTCATGAACTCGGCAGCCTGGGCGGCCTCGACGCCGCTGACCTGGGCGAACTCAACAGCCGACTTCCCGGCACCACCCAGAGCCTCCTCAACCGTCATGCCGGCCTTGATGAGCAGCGTGAATGACTGAGCGATCTTAGTCGCCGAGATGCCCATAGTGCGGGACAGCCGCAGGGCCTCGGCACGCACCCGGGCCAGCCCCTCGTCCGACAGGTCGGCCGTGGCCCCCTTCAGCTCTAAGAGCGAATCCTGGAACGTGGCGGCAGACTGTGCGGCCAGAAGCATCGGCAGACCCATCGCGGCCCCGCCGATCGCCATGCCCGTGCCGGCCCGCTTGAGTGTGCTCGACAGCCGGACGATTGAGTGCTGAGTTTTTTTGAGCGTTCTCGTGAACTTGTCGTCGTTCGCCGAAATCTCGATGAATGCTTTGCCAGCCCGTACTGCGCCAGCGCTCATATGATTTCCTTCAGCTCGTCAGTGCTGATCGTTTTGACCACCGATTTACGTTCACGCATTGGGTGAATC